ACGAAAGAAGCGACAAGTCTTATGCTACTCAAGTGTACTACTGCATGAGCATTGGTGCTACTAGAATGGAAGAAGCTAAAGTTGTTGAAGTACAATGTACAGAATCATAATAGGAGGATAGATATATGGCTAATTCAATACAATACGCAAAAATTGCTAGTACACCTTCTGTTAAAGTAAATACTAACGAACTTTCTGGTAGAGTAAGAGTTGCATTTGCTGAATACGAAGCAAGTGCTGAACAATCTACTATTACTATGTTTGTTATTCCTAATGGTGCTAGATTATTATCTGGTGCTGTTAGTTATGATGCTTTAGGATCTAGTACAACTATTTCTGTAGGTTATGCTGCTCATACAAAAGCAGATGGAACTGCACAAGCTCTTGATGTGGATGAATACAAAGCTGCGGCTGCGTCAACATCTGCTGAAAGTGTTGCAGCTCTTGACACTATAGCTTTAGGTAAAAATTCAGTAACAGATGCTAACGAAGATGGTGTTCCAGTTACAGTTACATTAGCAGGTGCTAATGGTACTGGTACTATTCAGTTGCAAATGTTATATGTAATTGACTAATAAATAAAATTTTAGGCGGTGAAAGCGAGAGTGGAAGCCGCCTAGAGTGCATGAAAAAAATACAAGATTTAAAACCTGTATTACATTTTAAAAAAGATAATTATGTATATAGGTATGTGTTAGTAGATAGGTTTAAGCATGATACTAAATATCATTATGGCTTTGATACTAAAGAAGAACGAACAGAAGAAGAAATATTTGCGTTAGAAAAAGATAGACAAATAAGACGCAAGTATATTATAAGGAAGTGATATGGCATCAACAGTAGACATTTGTAATGGAGCATTAAATCAGTTAGGTGCAACAACTATTCTTTCACTTACAGAAGATTCAAAAAACGCAAGACTTTGCAACTCAAGATATACCCAAGTAAGAGATGGTTTATTTAGAACACATCCTTGGAACTGCTTACAAAAAAGAGTTGAACTAGCAGCAGATACAGATGCTCCTGCATGGGGTTTTAGTTATGCTTATACTTTACCAGCAGATTGTTTAAGATTACTTAAAATATTAGATTATGATTCAAACTACAAAGTAGAAGGTAGAAAAATATTAAGCAATACATCTAGTATGAAAATATTATACATTGGTAGAATTACAGATCCTAATGAATATGATGAATTGTTAAGAGAAACTTTATCTGCTTCTTTAGCTGCTGATATTGCTTTTGCAGTTACTTCTAATAATACTACAGCAACAAATATGTATAATTTGTTTCAAGATAAATTAAAAGATGCTAGATTTGTAGATTCAACTGAAGGTCAAAATGTTGATCAAGATTTAGGCATGGCAGATCAAATAGATGCAAGTACATTTATAAACTCAAGGTTTTAATAAATGGCTAGGGTTGCTGTTGAACTTACAAATTTTACAGGTGGTGAGCTATCGCCAAGATTAGATGGTAGAACTGACTTAACTAAATATACATCTGGCTGTGCAACATTAGAAAATTTAGTAGTATACCCACATGGTTCAGCAGCTCGTAGACCCGGCTCTACATTTGTAGCAGAAGTAGCTGATAGCGATAACAAAACAAGATTGATACCTTTTGAATTTTCAACAACACAAACTTATATGCTTGAGTTCTCTAATTTAAAAATGAGAGTGTACAAAGATAGTGGTGCTGTATTAGAAGGAGATAAAACTATAACTGGAATTACACAAGCCAATCCTGCAGTAGTAACTGCTACATCACATGGTTATGAAAATGGAGACGAAGTATTAATTACTGGTGTTGTAGGTATGACAGAAGTTAATAGTAAAAGATTTTTAGTTTCAAATAAAACAACCAATACATTTGAACTACAAGACAAAGATGGAGTAGATATAAACAGCACAGCATTTACTGCTTATAGTTCTGGTGGTGTAGCTAACAAAGTTTTTGAACTAACAACACCTTATACTACTGCACAACTATTTGATATTAAGTTCGCACAATCGGCAGATGTCATGTACATAACGCATCCAGAACATGAGGTAGAAAAACTATCTCGTACTGGTCATACTGCTTGGACATTAACAGATGTAGATTTTACGAATGGTCCATTTATGGATGCTAACATTACTACAACAACTTTAAATCCAGCATCACATACAGTAGGTACAGGAGTTGCTGTAGTTGCTAGTGCAGTTACAGGAATAAATGGTGGTAGTGGATTTTTAGCAACTGACATTGGAAGATTAATTAATTTTAGAGATGGTTATATGAAAGTTACTGCAAGAGCAGATACAACAAATATTACAGTAGAGATTATAAAAGATTTAGGATCAGCTACTGCATCAGAAGATTGGTCTTTGGGTTCTTTCTCTGACACTACAGGTCATCCTTCTTGCGTAACCTTTTTTGAACAACGATTAGTATTTGCAGGAACAACATCTCAACCACAAACAATATTTTTTTCAAAGTCTGGTGATTATGAAAACATGGATGCAAACATTGGTGGCACAATAGCTGATGATGATGCAATCATTTATACAATCGCATCTAACCAAGTTAATGCTATCAGATTTATGACAGCAACAAGAACTTTAATCATTGGTACAGCAGGAGGAGAGTTTACAGTATCGGGTGGATCAGTTGATACTGCAATTACACCTACAAACATATTAATTAAAAAACAATCTAATCATGGTGCAGCTAATGTAGATGCTATAGCTGTAGGTAATGCTACACTCTTTTTACAAAGAGCTAAAAGAAAAATTAGAGAACTAGCTTATAACTTTGATGTAGATGGTTATATTGCACCTGACATGACTATTCTTGCCGAACATATTACTGAAGGAGGTCTAACACAAATTGCATATCAACAAGAACCTAATCAAATTGTTTATGGAGTTAGAGGTGATGGTGAATTAGTAGGATTGACTTATCAAAGAGAACAACAAGTAACTGCTTGGCATAGACATATTTTTGGTGGTAGATTTGGTAATGCAACAATTACAGTTACTGACTATGCAAATATAGCAAATGGTACAAGAATAATTTTAACAAAAGCAAATGGTACGACTACAACATTTACATCCGCTACATCTGCTACGTCTGGTAAATTTCATACAACAGCAAGTAATAACCAAACAGCAACAAATTTAAAAACATTAATAGATGCTGATTCAGATTTTACAGCAACAGTTAGTAGTAATGTAGTTACAATTACAGAAACATCACCATTGTCTACAGGATTTTTAACTGTTACATCTTTAGATGATTCTATTAGATTAACAAAAACTGATGAAGGTAAAGCTGTATGTGAAAGTGCAGCAGTTATTCCAACAGATGATACAGAATATCAAGTCTATGTAATTGTTAAAAGAACAATCAATGGTGCTACTAGAAGATTTGTAGAAATATTAAATGTATTTGATTTTGATCAAACAGATAATACATCATTTAATTTTTTAGATAGTGCATTAAGTTATAGCGGTAGTGCTGTTACAACAATATCTGGACTAGACCATCTTGAAGGACAAACAGTTTCTATATTAGCTAATGGTGCATCACACCCAGACAAAACTGTAAGCTCTGGAAGTATTACTTTAGATCGTTCTTCAACTGATGTTAAAGTTGGTTTAGCTTACACATCTTTATTACAAACTATGAGATTAAATGCTGGATCACAGAATGGTACATCACAAGGTAAAACAAAAAGAATATATGATATTACAGTTAGAATGTTTGAAACTATAGGTGTGGAAGTTGGACCAGATTTAAACAATTTAGAAAGAATACCATTTAGAAGTTCTGCTGATTTAATGGATGAAGGTATACCTCCATTTACAGGAGATAAAGAGGTAGAGTTTAGAGGTAATTTTGAAACAGATGGTTTTATCTTTGTTAGACAAACTCAACCTTTACCTTTTACAATTTTATCGTTATACCCAAGATTACAGACAAATGATGGATAATATGCTACATATAATACCTTACACAAAAGAACATGGAAAAATAATATTGTCATATCAAATGAATCATAAAATATTAGAAGCAGATAGAAAATATAT